TACTATACCATATTGGTTATTCAATGTCAACCCCTTATTTTTCCTTGACTGTTCATAACTTTTTTGGTAATGGTTGCCATTCAGAAAGGAAACAACATGAAATTAAAAGAATGGATAAAAGAAGAAGGCTTGAGTTGTAGTGAAGCTGCAAGAAGATTTGGCATTATGAATATTAATCCTGCGACTAACGTATGGAGATATTGTAATGGTCAAAGAATACCTAGACCTAAAGAGATGATTAAGATTTATAAAGCAACCAATAAAAAAGTACAACCCAATGACTTCTATGATCTCTAAATATAAGCACGTTAAAATAACTTGGTATGATATTTGTGGATGTGATGAAGCATGGACACATGAAGATGAAATACTTAATCATGATGTCGCTGAGTGTACAGACACAGGTTATATTTTTAAAAAAACTAAATCAAAACTATGGCTCTTTACTTCTTACTCGGAAGATGAAGATGGTTTATC